TACTTGTGGCAGAGGCGCTCCTTGGGCAGTTGCTCCCGAGACTCGCGACTAACTTGTAATAATTGAGGCAAAGCTATGAGGTACTTTGTATTAATTTCAATGTTTATCCTGGGGGCCTGTAGTGGTGCAGAAAACAAAGCAGCATACAGACAAGCGCAGATTGACATGGTTCGTCAGCAGCAACAAAGCCGAGAAGCCATTGCTACCCAGCGTGAGCAAGCCGAAGCAGCCAAGTGGAAACACGCGGCAGCTATCGTAGCAGCTAATCCTGAATCAGCAGATGCCTTTGCAGTCGCTATGGCGGTTAGTGTTGTAACGCAAAACAATGAAAATGATGCCCCGGTTATCACATTACAGCGAGAATCTAATGAGGCTCTTGAGGTTGTTAAGGCTGTTGCTCCTGCATTGGTCGGTGTTATTGGGCAGGTTGGTGTTGCTGCATTAAATGCTGACGTAGCCAAGACTCAAAGCAGAAACAATGCATCCGTCCAAATAAACGATTCACAGCAAGACGCAAGAATTGTTGAGGCTGTAGCCGGTCTGGGCATAGCTGCAAGCAATCAAGTAAGCACGGCAGTTGGTGGTGACTACTATGCTTCTGGCGGTGACATTGACCAATCAAACAGCAGCGTTAATAGCAGTAACAATCCTGTTGATAACTCCACCACTGATAATTCCACTACTGACAATGCTGTTAGCACTTCGTCAGAAACCTACACCACAAACAATGGCGACAAGCTTACGTTAGAAGAGCTTACGGAGTTAATTGCTGGCGGTATTCAAATTACTGTAATCATTAATGGAGAAGAAACTCCTGTAGAGCAGTGCGAATCTGGAAGCGGTTTGTCATTTGGTGGCGATTCAGAGGTCTGTTGATATGGAGGTTAGTGAGTTTCGCATAGAACGCATGGAAAAAGCTTTAGACAAGGTATGTGAAGCGGTTAGCCAGATTGCTGTGGTTGACGAAAGACTTTTATCGTTACTCAGCAGAATGGAGCGCTTTGAAAAGCGGCTAGATGAGCAAGAAGATAAGGTTATTTCGATGTCAGAGAATCTTGTTCTTAATTCTAAGTTGTTGCAAAACAGTGAAAGGCTTGCCTGGATTATTGTTAGCGCAGCGGCTTCACTTATTGTGTACGTGGTGCGTTAATGTTGGAATTATTGATTGGCCCAGTTACAGCGCTACTTGATAAGTTCATACCGGACTCAGATGAAAGGAATAGACTTGCCCATGAAATATCTACGATGGCTGAAAGACACGCTCAAGAGCTGGCTAAAGCCCAAATTGGAGTCAACAAAGAAGAAGCTAAGAGCTCTTCAATCTTTGTGTCTGGATGGCGTCCAGCGGTTGGGTGGGTTTGTGTCATCGGAATGGCATTTAATTTTATCTGCGTCCCTCTTGGGAATTTTGCCCTTACTGTATCTGGCGTGGATTCTTTTCTTCCGTCTTTAGATTTGAGTCAAATGATGCCAGTGCTTATGGGTATGTTAGGTTTAGGAGCTATGCGTTCTTTTGAGAAAGCCAAGGGCTGTGCGAGGGATAAATAATGGCGTGGGTAGATAACAAAAACTTTATGTTGCGCCAAGAATCGGCGGGTAAAGCGACACCTTCTCAAAAATCGTGGCTTGCTAAATGGAGAGCTGCGGGTTCTCCAGAGACACAGGCGGGAATGTCTGGGTCAAATTCTAGCAGTATGTTTAGCAGCCCTGCTCCTGCACCTCTACCTGTTATTAGACCCGTTCCTAACTCTGCTACTTTTTCATCCTCTCCGTTTTCTAGCGCTCCTGGTGATAGTGAGCAGTATCAAGAGTTTGGTGAGATAGGCAGTCAAGGCGGGGTTAATGTTGGGTCAACAACACCGCAGCAGCAGACATCAGTTCCGGGGGCGGCGCAAACACAAAACTCTGCTACTAGGGCAGAAAACATAGCTAAAAGACAAGAATGTAATGCAACGGGCGGGTTTTTTGCTGGAGGTCAATGCCGCAGAGGGGAAGATGCTGTAGCTTATATTGCTAATTTAAGGGAAAACGCACCCGCTTATGAGCGTGGTCAGGAGTGGCTTGCTAATTATCAGGAAGGTGATGATGATGATTTGTCGGAAGTCTTTAATGAAATTGAGGGCACATACGACAACGTTATAGACGTATTAATTAACCAAGCAGGGATGAGTCAAGAAGAAGCGGATACTCTTTATGATTTAGTCGTACAAGATCCAACAAGCCAAGCTGCGGTAACTTTAGAAGGTATTTTAAACAGAGAAGGCTTTAGCATTATTGGTGGAGCTTTAATAACGCCAGAAGAAAATAATGAGTTGTTTGCTGAAGATACAGATGGTGATGGGTTTGTTGATGCAGTCGTTAAATATGATGCAAATGCAGATGATGGATATGTTCAGGTTCTTGGAACAACAGATGCTCTTGATGCAGAAATAGCCGCAGCACAAGAAGCAAGAGAGAATGTTTATAACCAAGAGGGTTGGGATGATCTAGAGCCCTGGGAGCAAGATAGAGATTTAATTAATGCTGGCGGAAACGCAATCAATGGAACTGATGGAACTCCACCTGAAGAGGTTGTTGAAGAAGAAGCCGAAGAAGAGGTTGAAGAGTCTGTAGTAGACCAGGTTACATCAACTATTGAAGAAAGCATTGATAATGTCACCGAGCAGTTTCCTACTTGGGAAGAGCTGTGGGGAAAAATAAAAGACTCGCTGCCTAGTAATCCTCAAGATTGGGGTGATGCCATAAGAGGTATTTTAACAAGTGCAGGAGTAAATCTTCCTAGCGGAGATATTTGGGACATATTAAATGGGGGTTATGGCGTCATAACAACCGGCGGTGGGTCTGCAATTCTTAACCCTGCTAATCAAGCTGTATTTATTCCCGGAGTGCCTGTTGGCCTTCCCTCATCATCTACAATTATAGGAAGTGTAGAGGACTTAATTACTGATCCGACAGGAACTTTAATTAACAAGGTTGAGCAGGTCTTTGGTGACATTGTTGCTGACCCCGGCGGATTTGTACAAGATCTTTTGCAAGGATCTCTTGATGTCCCAGAGAGTGTTTGGAATGTTCTTATTGGCGGTGCTGCAGCAGGGCAGGATGTTATTGATTGGATTAAAAATAACGTAGGCGGTAGTGAAGAAGAAGTTGTCGATGACACCGTTATAGGCGGCACCGAAGATGAAGATAAAGATAAAACAAAAGAAGAAGAAACTACTTTAGTTCCAGAATCTGTAAATTTTGGTACACGGCAAGAAGAAGATACAAAAGAAGCTGTAGAAGATCTTGTTGAAGAAGTTGTTGAAAATCCCAGAACAAATCAAGTTATTGATATTTTTAGCGGGATGTTTAACTCGGTCAATAATGGGGAAAATGTTACCCCCGACCCAGTTGTTGCAGATGACGCCCTTACGTTTGGCGGCGGAAGCCAGGTATTTGAGCAACAAGATCCAGCAGAAAGCGACAGGATAAATCAAGTTATTGATGTTTTTGGGGGTATGTTTAACTCGGTCAATAATGGAGCAGATGTTGCTGCTGACCCAGTTGTTGCTGACCCAGTTGTTACTGACCCAGTTGTTGACGACTCCGATGATTTTACGTTTGGCGGGGTGCCTACCGGGCCTACTGTTGAAGATGATGATGTTGAAGATGAGCCCTTTACTAATGTAGTCGTTGAAGATGAAGATGAAGATGACGATGATTTTACGTTTGGCGGGGTTCCTACCGAACCGACTGTTGAAGATGAGCCTTTTACTAGTGACGAACCCTTTGATAATGAACCCTTTGATAATGAACCTGTAGAGCCTGACCCTTTAACTGGTGAGCCTGGGGGTGGGTTTGGTGGTGGTGCCGGAGGATCTGTTGGCGGTTCGGCTAGAGAGTTTATGGAAAACCTAACCTACAACCCGCTTGTTGCGCCTTCAATAATCCCAACAATGCCAGTAAATTTTAAAAGTCCAGTGGATGCTGCGCTTGATGACATAATATCTGGCAAGCCGCTTCCAAGAGAAAACAAAAACATGTTTACGTTTTAAAGGCCATATATGACATATCTTGAATTAGTAAACAATGTGCTTAGGCGGATACGAGAGGAAGAGGTTTCTAGCGTTTCCTCAACTACCTATAGCAAAATGATTGGCGACTTTGTAAATGACGCAAAGAAAATTGTTGAGGCTGCATGGGATTGGTCTGCATTACGAACCACACTAACCATCCAGACAACTGATGACATATTTAATTATGTGCTCGTTGGAAGCCAAGATCGTATTAAAGCGTTAGATGTTATTAACGATACGTCAAATTGTTTTATGACCTATCAAACATCACGGTGGTTTGATAACCAGTACATGAACCAAGAGCCCGTTAAAGGATCTCCTAAGCAATATACCTATAACGGAGTTGATTCTAATGGCGATACGCAAATAGATGTGTATCCAAAGCCAGATAAAGAATACATCATTAGGTTTAACTGCGTGTTTAGAAATCAAGATTTAGAATCTGATGCAGATAAGCTGTTTATACCGCACATGGCCGTGATTCATTGGGCTGTATCTCTCGCAGCAAGA